AGGTCTACTGCTAACCGATGCAGCAAAGCCTGAACCTACAGTTGAACGGTCCCTAGCCATAAACGATGACATTTCAGATATAGAAGATGATAACTCACCGAACTTCTTAGCATCCAAAACATAACCTGAAGCAGTTGGAATAAATAATTCTTTACCGTTCTCATTCCATTCATACATAGCACCTGCAATTGTTCTTCCACCTGAGGCAAGTCCGGGAATTGCTTTTAACGCACCTGCACCAGGTATAAAATCTAACAACCCTGTAATTGTATCAATGGTATTAATTAATTCAACAATAGCCTGTGTGATGCTGTATGCTGTTTGGAAAGCATTAATAACTTCAGCTGCACCGCCTCCGAGTACTTGGTCTATTTGCTGAACTAAACTTAATGATTGAGTGAAAGCATTAAGGGATTCTTTACCTATGTTATCCTGTATCTCCCGAAGCTTTTCAAAATATCTATCTTCTGAACCCTGTTCATTAGCGTTTGCAGTTGCAGTTCCGCGCGGTTTTTGCCTTTCAGAACGTGCATCAGGACTCTCAGCATTTAACCCCTTAGCAATAAAGCTGGATAACTTGTCTCTTAATTCAACTTCCTTTTCAAGAAGTTTTACAAGCTGTTCCTGTTTCAGATTTGTTCTATCAACAGCCTCTAATCTGAGAAGCTCTTTTTTAATTGTATCTGAAATAAGACTGGGTTTTTTACCCTCAAGCTTTAACTGTAATTCCTGTTGTTTGATATTCAGATCAATCGATTTAATTAATTCATCGATTGCATCCTTTTCCTCTTTATGCTGTTTTGAACCGGGTGATTTGGTTTTAACTGAATAATCATGAGTGCCCTGATTTGCAGGGTCATTCATAGGATCCTTTGTATTGATTTTCTTAAAGTCCGGTAATGCTGTAAATGCAGTTATCAGACCATACAAACTATTTGTTGAACCATCTATTTCACCACTTAATCCTGTAAACTCTAATGCCAAAAACTGAACTGCATGTCCAAATACCGGGACTTTATTCTTAAATTCCTCAAGGTTAGCTTTTAAGTTTGTATTTTCATGTCCTGTTTCACGGACCTTATTTATTAATTGAGTCAATCCAGGCAATGCAGATACAACACCAGATGATAACGACTGTCCAATTATTTTACCTGCATCATTTGAGCTTATACCTAAAGCATTAAATGCATCAACACCCGGTAGAATGGACTGAACTATTGCCTCACCAAGTCCCTCTTTAAACTCACTTACATTGGTTTCTGCAATTTTCAGTTTTGTACTTGCTGAATTTTCAACTGCATTTCCTAGATCCTGATACTTGCTTAAAATCAAATCAACCGCAGCGCCATTTTCAAGCTCTTCTTTAGTTAAATGCTTGAAATCCTGTTCCATCTTTCCATACTGCTTTATATTACCCTCAAGTGTCTTATCAACATCCCTGAATGATTGTTCAAAATCAGTTTTATTGACTATAGACATTATACGGGCAGCTTTAATCATCTTTTGCATCATCTCTTCACCACGACCCTGAGCCACAGCATATGCAAGTAGTGATTCTATTTGTTCATCAGGAATGCCGAACTTTTTCTGTGAATCTTCACTTAACTTTACAAGACGGCCATATTGCTCTGTATTGCCGTGAGTAACTGCTTGTAACTGCAATAAAGCATCTTCCTGTTCACCATATGCCGTTACACTTTCACGTGCTAATGAAATAGCTTGTGTAATAGCCATAGTGACACCGTAATAACCTAAAGCCTGTTTTGATAGACTGCTAATCTGGTTAGAAATAGAACTTGTAGATGAATCCAATGCATTCTTAAATTCACCGCCTATTTTCTGTGATAAGCTGCGAACATCAACACCTGCAGCTGATAATTGGGCACGGTACCTGTTTATTATTGAACCAGTCTGAATGAACTGTTCAGAACCGGGTAACATTCCAGCCTGTTTATTAGCAACCTGATTAGTGTAAGCAAGTGAACCTATATCACCAGCTAGCTTTGTTCTTGGAGCATTTCTAATCTCACGGTCATATTGCTTTTGAGCAATTTCTTTTAACTTAAGATTCGATTTAAACTCAGCTAAATCCTTACTGCGAAGCAGTCTCATATCAGCTTCCATAACCCGAAGCTGTGACTCCATAAGCTTACGGAAAGCAATCATTTCTTTTATTTTTTCACGATTGCCCTGACGTTCAGCTTCCATTTCCATGCGCTTAGCATGGTCAAGTAATGACTGTTGGCGTTTGATATCAGAATCAAGTAAGGATTGTTTTTGTTTTAATGATGCCTTGAGATTTTCCAGCTTTTCTTTATTTGCCTGTTTTTCACGTTCAGCCGATACCTTAGGATCATCCTCATCCCTGACCTTGCCAGTTGAACCTGTGGTTTTTTTCTTGACCTCTACATCTATGACTAATTTCTTTTCAGGCATTTTTAATCTTCAAGTAATATTTTATCGATATCCGCTAAAACCTTATCTGAGAAGTCAAAAAACGGTCTAGCCGGTATCTTATCACTTCCATAATGAAGTATTGAAGCAATTACATCTCTGTTATCCTGTGAACCTATGAAAACCTGTCCGTGCATTTCACTCAGTATTCTATCCTTAACCTGATTAAGCAGAATACCTTTCTCCAGGAAAGGTTTACTGTGACCTTTTTTAGCAATCGTTACGGGTGATAATGGCTCTACTGGTGTTTTTAAATATGTAACTCCAGTTGCAAGATTTTCAAATATATCCAGATTGATGGCCTTTAATATCCTGTCAAGCTTTGCCTGACCTATACCCGGATTGATTTCATTGATGTAATCATTAATCGCATCATCAATGTTATCATATAATTTACCACGGCATCTGACTTGAAAATCTGTTTCCATTATTTAAAGTAAGTTAATTGAACATATATAGTCGAAACATATTCCTGAGCATTCCATATTTTCACCATGTAATAATCATATTGTGTTTTTGTATCAGTTATCAAATCCGTATCCTGTGAGTATCTTTTGGCAATTTCATCTATCATCTTTTCGATTGTCAGGTTATCGGGAATTCTATACTTGGGAGGTAGTTCTACTTTAATTCTTTTACCATGTACTACGATGTATTGAGCTTCTTTCAAAAAGTGACCGCATTGCTTAAGCAATAGGTCTACATTCTTCTCAATGTCAAAATTTCGGTAAAAAAATCTTTGTAAAGTGCCATACCTGCCGTTCTAATTTCATTATAAATTTCAAGTTGATTATCAGGAGTTTTACCTTTCAACTTATCTTTAATGAATTTATTCCAGTCGATATCTTCACTGGCGCATGCAGCTAATATCTCTACAAGATTATCTACGCCGCTTGGTTCGTTCTTGGGTTTATGGCTCAGGCTGAAAAACAGATTTTCATACACCTGCAGTAAACCAGTATATGCAGGGTCCTTTGCCTCTTCCGGTGTTAAACCGGCTTCCTGAATTGTGAATCTGCGAACACGTTCTGTAATATTCGCAGTAAGAAGTTTCCACCTTAACTTTAATGGTTTAGGTGTAATTGATAAGCCCAAGACTTTAAATGTCTTAGGCTTATTCAAATACTTTTCAATACCTGAACTATTTCTTATCTTTTTCATCTGTTCCTGAATTGATTTTATTTTCTGATTTCTTTGAATCTACTACAGCTTTGACATCACCTTTTGATTCAACAACTTCATGAGCCTCATTAAGATGATTGAGATTTGCCAAAGTCTCTTCAGAAACAGTTACCTCATCACCCGGCAAAACCTGTTTGTTAACAGGTTTGCCGTCAATGATTACATCCATGACAATGGATGTAAGAAGTTTTTTTATTTTAATATTTGACATTTATATAAAATTAAATGGTTATTAAATGCTTGGTACTACAACCTCTTCATCTTCAGCATAAAGCTCACTTGCAGCTACATTGTAATTACCAACAAGACCTGAAACGGGTAATGTGTTGTTAGTAATGCTTATTGCTGATTTGTTTTCAAGTATGGTACCTTCAACTGTGATTGTACCTCCCTGACGCTTCTCCTCTAGAAGATTAGGAAAGCGCATAACACCGATTAACCTGTATGCCTGAAATTCTGCACCACGTGACGGACCTACATGCTGGAAACATTCCCAGTCATAAAGATGAGCTTCTTTGGCAAAGAAGTTCTTTGTCCAGGTATCATTCTGATTTAATTCAGCTTTGAACATTCCTTCAGCTGTTTCCTTTTTTGTGGTGAATATCTTTTTATTTTCACCGATGACATTAGTCTGTTTCTGACCTGCAGTAACATCAACTGATAATCTTGCAGGCATCAAATGCCAACCGTCACTCCAGAATGCTGTAGCTGCAGCACCTGTACCCGGATCAGATTCAGCTGGGGTGAAACTTACAGTTGGTGCAGATGTATAACCTGTACCGTTGTTAGTCATTACGACTTTTACAACTTTACCGTTAGAAATTAATGCGGTACCTGCAGCACCGGAACCGCCACCACCGCTAAAGCCAACTGTAGGCGCCGCAGCGTATCCAGAACCCCCACTGGTGACCTTTACACCGGAAACCTGCCCAAAATTCAGATAAGCCTGAGTTGTTTTATCTTTGCGTTTTAACCACCAGATATTAGAACCCTCTTCATTGAATGCGGCTGTATCATAGAAATTTGCAACGGGTGCAAATGCAAGTGATATCATACCGACACTAATCAATGCAGGATCTAACAAGACTGCTAATGTAAAACACAATAAGAGAAACCCAAGCATACCCAGGATAACTCTCTTTTTGTTTGAAAAAATTTGTTTTAACATTTATTACTCCTTAGTTAATAACTTTTGAATTGATTAAAATATACCCTTAACAAAATAGCTACAGTTTGTTTATTCTGAGCCTTTGCAAATACAGGATCACGTGCAATTATGGTGTATTTATATACCCCTGCAACCGACCTTAAATTACAGATATTATCCCTGCTGATATCCTTATTGATTCCATAAAAGAACCATTCCCAGTTCTTTATCCATTCTTCAGCTTCATTCACCAACAAGCCTTCCTTATTGATGTCTGTTTTTGATTCAATGAATGTTTTAATCAATATTGCAAATTGGTTTTTCAGAGTAGTTTCATTTTTTGTATCATCAATGATATCCGCACCGGGTTCAAAATCTACCTGAGCATGATTCTCTTTGAATGATGTAATATCACTTAACACCAAATTGTAATAAGTGACCTTTGAAACATTTCGTGTATAACCATTTATTGTATTAATTTTCAGGAAACCGTTCTTCAGGTTTTCAATTATATCTTGTCTTTGCGAATTCATCTTATATTCCTTTTCCTATAAGCCTCATATGTTCTTGAATAATATTCAATCATTTTATCCTTACCGATTGTGAAACCATCCGAAGATTGACCACCTGTGTTTGAACTATTCTTCATGAACCAACCACTACCTGCCGGTGATTCATAAAATATCATAGCAGCATTGTATTTTACAGCTTTTTCAAGATCTGTAGGGATGAGCTCTACTGTTAACAATTCCCATTTTGAAACATCAAATGTACCTGCAGAAGTATGAGCAGTTATGCATTTATAAAGCTGGCTGTTATACACTGCATTATTGCCAATCAGATATGCATGATTAGTTAACCACTCATCTGCAAATTGATAACCGGCTTCAAATTCTAAATAGATATTTTCCACACCACACTTAAAGTAATACGATTTAATGAATTTGATTTTATATCCATTAATGATTCTGATTGAATTTGTAATTGTATCCGGTAAGCTAATAATATCTACAAATTCAGAACCGTTAAAATATTGAAGTTTGGTAACTCTGTATACAGGCCATTCAGGCAATATCAATGTATCAGTTCCATTGCCATTGAGATGAACTTTGACAGTGTTAAACTTCAATACACGGTTTGTAGAGCGTTCAGCCTCTCCAACAGCATCATCTATGAACTCCTGATAAACAACGTCCTTATCCGTGTTATCAGAATCAACTCCAAGAAACCGCTTAAATTTAGTGAGTGTGAGCATTTGATTTATTTAGAACCTTTGCCTGTAATATGGAATTGCAAACACCTTAACGTTATTAGGATCAGTCGCATCATTGCCGGATGAACCAGCATCCACCTGCACTTTCAGCTTATTACTTCCTGTTATACCTGTATGACTTTTGACCTTAACAACAGTAGCAGTTGTTGAATCATTATCAACTGTGAGTGTGGTTGTATCACCGACTGATGTTGTATAATTATATGTGTAGTCACCAACACTAATCCCACGTGTTACGATGAATCTATCCAGATCTATTTCACCCTTCGCATAAACAACGAATACAACAGAATCAACAATCCTGTTAGGGTCAAATGTAATTGCCCCGGTTACATTACCGCTGTTCCTGATTGTGTCATTTATTATGACCTGGGGATTCTGAGCCTTTAAAACTGATGAACCAAGCATCAATCCAAACAGTACGGCTATTAAGAATTTTAAATTTTTCATTTTTTATAAATTGAATTAATGAATTATTGTTAATTACTTTTTAGATGACTTCTTTTCATCGCCTTTTTTGTCATCCGTTATTACTTCCTGAAGCTTTGTGATTTCATCCTTTGCGGCTTCGAGTGCGGCTGTTAAATCTGTAATAGCTTTATCCTTTTCAGATATGCTTTCAGTTAACTTTCCGTTCTCTTCAACCAGCTTATCATTTGCTTCCTGAAGCTTTGTGATTTCATCCTTTGCGGAATTAACTTCACCCTGCAATTCAGATATTTTTGCATCTGATTCTTCTTTGGATGAAACATAAACGCTTGGAGCTATTTCCTTTGGCGGTTCAGGATCAGGTTTATCAGCCGGCCATGGCCGTAATGCTTTACCGTATCCACGAGCCTCCTCTTCACTTAAAAGAATTTGTGAACCAACTTCAAAATTCTTTGAGTGATGAAAAAAAGGACTTAACACTTCATATTTATTCATGTGAGATATAAATTTAAATTAGGGAGATTGTTTCCAATCTCCCCGAATTAATGATTTAGTTAATTAAACTGCCTTTGTTTTAATGGCAGCTACAGCATTTGGGAAAAACATCTGGAAGTCATACTTCTCAGATATCATTAACCCTTTCATCTTCTGCTGCCAAAGATGGATTGTATCACCAGTCGCCTGGTCAACAATCGATGCCTGATTAGATTCACTCATATGAATCTCATTCCTTGAACCTCTCTTAACTTCTTTGAGGTTACCAAATGTGATGAAACGCCTGTCAGCTGCGCTTTCACTTGTGGAATAAGCCTGTTCGGTTAAAATAACAGGATAGCCTTCAAGAGTACCGCTTTTTCTCTCTTCGGATGAGCGCAGATAATTACCATTGCCATCTTTCAATTTGTTGATGATAGCCATAATAGTTCTATGCATTGAGAATTTAGCGTTAGCTAAGTTCTGAGCTTCGATTGAATATATTACGTCCATGATATCATCGTATTTCAGATCTGCGAAGTTTGTACCATTTACAAACTTCTCTGTTAATCCGACCCTGTTATACAATCCATAGATTGTTCCATCCGCAGTTGTAGCACCCCTGTATAAAGCAGCATCCCTTGCACGGTTAAAATCATTCAGCGTGAACATCATAACCAATGCTTCTAAATCCATATCAACATCTGAAAGAATCTCTTCTGTGAATGGAATTATTAAAGCATAATCATGTGGTGTGAATGTTACATCCCCGAAGCTTGGTGAATCAACACGAGCTCTGCCTTTTTCACCTCTCCAGCCACCAGTTGCATTTGCAAGCAGTTTAGGAACTTTGTAGGTCCTTGATGACAATGGCCATCTTTCAGTCTCACGTGTTGCTACGTTATTCTCTGCAAGATTTGAAACAATTGTGTTAGCCATCGGTGCAGGTAAAAGAGTACCGCCTTTTGAAGTATCGCCCTCTTCAACCGCATTTGTGTATAATTCATCAGGTACCCAGTCAGGATTATTATTCAGGATACCTTTAATTATACGGTTCATACCAAGACGCCTGCGTTCAGATGCATTCTGAACAGTTTTCTCTTTTTCAGTGAGTACCTGTTCATAAACTTCTTTGTTGGCATTATCCAATCCGGTCTCACTGGGTAACTTTAAACCAGCTTTGAAGTTTTTAACAACTTCTTTTACGCCGTCAACCACACCATCTTTCATGAGATTGATTAATTCCTTTATTGCCGGCGTCATGGGAACTTCAATCTTTGAGGTTTCTGATTCCACTTTTGTCTCATTGGTAGCTTCAGCAGTGGTTTCATTTTCCTTTTTTGTTGATGCGGCTACACCCGTAGCCATTATGATACCTGCAGCACCGCCCAGGTTAGTATCAATGGCAGCACATACAGCAGCAAGCATGATGAACATGCCCAGCTGAACAAATCGGTTTTTAAGATATTTTAATATTAACATGTTGTTAATTGGTTAAATTTTGAAAATAGTTTATTAAAATTATCGATATTTTATACTTTGCCTTTAACTGTACTAATAGCCCCGGCAACTAACTCACCCATTGAAGATTTCAGGTTTTCGACCTTTAACTCTCTCAGGTTATTCAGTTCACCTACTATCTCCGTAAGTTTAGCAGCGTATATCTTATCGTATTGTTTGCAGATGTCATTAATTAATTTTGTAGCCTCTTTCTTTGATATAAAATTATTGTTATTGCCAATCTGATTTTTAATTCCATCGAGCTCTGAACGTAGTTTTGATAAATCATTTTTCAACAGATTCATTGAAAATTCATTTAACAGGAAATTTTTAAATTCATCGCTTTTTGCTCTACCAAGCATATCATTAACTGCATCAGGATCCGCAGGTATTATGACCTTTGATATTTCGACAAGCTCAGATTGTATAAAATCTATAGTCCCATCAGCCTCATTACGCAATGCAGTCTGTTCAAATGGCTCTACCGGATTCATACCTGCACTCCATGCGGGGAAGTTACCTTCAACAACCTCATTGAATACATCAACTGAAAACGGTCTTTTATTAAAAATAGCCTTACATACCAAATCAGTACCTTCAACATTCTGCCATGGTGATGTTCCTAAAATGTAGTTAAGAATATCTTCAGGCTTTTTCACTCCAAAGAAATCTCTGGGACCGTGATTAAACAGCACTATCGGGTTCTTTTTAAAGTTCTCAAGCTTAATACCATCAGCCCTGAACCTCCAGCCATTCCTATTAAACTTATCAGTAATGAGAGTGAATACTACTGAACGTTCATTTTTATCAATCCGAGCATTTGTAAATTCAAGTTCGGTATCGGATAAATAATTAGGATTAACAAAACCTGCACCTGCATTATTTATTAGTTTTGGGATTGTCCTTAGATGTGTCATTGGTTTGATTTGATTGATTATTATCCGGTTCACCGGAATTGTTATTTTTTAAATAAAAGATTGGTACATCTGAACGAGGATCATTATCCTTTTCATAACCATCAGATTCACGCAATTCATTAAGTGAAAGCATTCCTGTTTTTTCATAAGTCTCAAAACCCTTAAGCTGTGTTTCTCTATCAGCTTTCATTGTGTAATCAAATTTTACACATAGCTTTGAATCGTATCTTTCCTTAACGAACATGTCAAGCAAGCTCTCAAATACTATCTCCGCAATTGGCTGTATTGTATTTTCAATAAAGGTTTGTAATGCTGCACGAGCATTGGCATAATTAACATCATCGGTAATAGCCACAATAGGCTTAGGCACTTCAAACACTGAACATATCTCATCACGTGTCATAATACGGCTTTTAACAAAATCCAGTTCTTTAGGACCTCTGGACTCCTGAACTGTTACATCACCCTCAAGGAATAATGGATTGTTGGATTTATGAACTCCCTGATGATGCTCAAGAATCGTATCAACGCTCCGATTATATACATCATCTTTAAGCTGTTCCTTTGCAGAATATACCGTTCCATTTAACGTATCATTCTCAAAGAACTTTTTCATATATAAGCCGATGTAATAATCAATGTCAGTGGTGAAATTCAATCTATCCGCAGTACCTATACCGATAAGATTACTATCCGGATTGGGTAATTTGAAATGCAGAATCTCTTCTTTGGAATATTCAACCTTACTCCGTCCACCGAAATATGTATAACTTTTTATATCAGTCATTTCAGCATTGAAGTTCGGCTGTACATATTTGGATGGGAGTAAATAAATTCCCTGTGGCACATCAAATAATCCATTTGGAATATACCAATAAGCATTACCTTTTTTGAAATCAAGGTTTGCCATTGTTAACCAAAGAATTAATTTCATTGGCTGATAGTAAACATTAGGCCGTGCTAATAAATCAAGGAAAGGATGGTCAGTGATTTCTTTTAACCCAGGCTTGCCGCCATAAGTACCTTTTTTATATAAAAGGATGTTAGCTTTGGCTACATTTTTACCTCTGGCATTGCCGCAGACATATGCATATGAACGGTTTTTATCCAGTACCTGCACTCCATTGAATATATCCGATCCTGTAATTGGTTTCCACCAATTAGGATTATAACCTGATGCTGCATCATTTGTGTGTTTAATCGCAGGGACATCAACGGGAACGCTTTCCCATCCATTTGCAGTGTGTATCGATACTTTCTTTATTTCACCCAAGTATGTGTTTTATTATAAAACAAGAAGGGCATCTGCAATAACCTTTCAAATGAAAGTTACTACAAATGCCCTTGCTGGATGCACACTTACCTGAGTGTCTTTACGCTACCGGCTACTTTGTCAGTGCCCGAAATGTTTAAGAACTATACAAACATAGTTAATAAAATTTGATTTGTCAAGTTTCTGATTCTTGTTTCTTAATTATCGTGATTCGAATTCCTGAACCATTATCACTAATCCTACGACCTAAAACAGATGTTAAACAGTCCACCTGATCATCATATTTACCATTTGGAAACGCTGCACATTCTAATAAAAAAGATTCAATCCAATTTTCATTTGCTAATAAGAAAACTCTCCCAGCTTCAATTATTGCGCTGACAGATGTAGCGCGAGTGACCTTATCATCCTTTGGTGATTCACCTTCAATTATATTCATCTTTTTTCCATTAGGAAGTTTTTCAATTTTCAATTGTTGAACCGTGCTAATACCGCTGGCCTTTGGTTCAAATACACACTCCGACTTTGATGTATAACCATTTCGTACAATGAAATCTTTATATCCTTTTATAAATCGAGGGAAGTCTAAGTTAACAACCCATAAGTTCCAAATATAAAGGCAATCCTCATGAATGCTATAACATATAGTTGCTGAGTGGTCACTTTTCTCTTTGCCATAAGCTGTATCTGAAAAAAAATCCTTTGTAATATCTAAAGGTAATTCGTGTGATTCAAATGTTTTAAACCATTTGCGCTTAATAACATCACCCTCTTGAGGTGATGGACGCTGTTGATACAAACTGATGAATGTTCGATTACTTACATTTTTAACATCTTCCAGTCTTTCAAGAGAATGCTTTTCAGGCCATAAAGCCTCGCCAATTTTACGAGGGTCTTCCTTGTTTAAATCATCTTCCTTAATTGCAGGGATTCTTACAACCTCCCATTTATTGTTTATTTCTGGGTTAATGTCATAAAGCTGTTCATATGTAAACTCTTCTTTTTTTGCATCAAGTCTTATAATACCTTTACTTTTTGCAACATCTAATAGCTTAATTTTTTCACCATCAAGTATCCTACCAGCTAAATCATCCTCATGCCAACGTGTCATGGTTAATAATACACGTGAATCATTATGAAGCCTTGTTTTAAATACATTCAAATACCAATCCCAAATACGCTCTCTGTAAGTTTCTGAATTAGCTTCAACACTATCCTTAATTGGGTCATCGATTAAACCAATGTCAACCGTGGTACCCGTGAAACTTCCACCAACACCAACCGACTTATAAAATCCACCATGCTCAACAATTTCAAATATATCGGCATTGCGCAACCAATTACCCTGAGCTGATGTCCTGACGTTTGAACGGTTTAAGAATACATTAGGGAATATATCATGATATAGTTGGCTATCTATGATGCGCTGAACATCTCTGTTAAATGAACTCGATAATGCATCAGCATAACTTGCACCTGCAATTTTTAGTTTTGGATTTCTACCTAAAGCATATGCCGGAAGTCTTCTTGAAACCAATTCACTCTTACCATGCTGGGGAGGTAAAAAGAACATAAGATGTTTAATCAATCCACGCAGAAAAGCATCTACCTTATCTGCCATAAGTTTATGATGCCAGTTCAGTTGATAATCAGGCTTTGTATATAAGACAAAATGTAAAAAGCTATTTCGAGGTTTTTCTGTTATCCTGAACTTATCTACGTTTTGCTGATAATTCTCTTTATCCTTTAGCCTTTTCCTGAATTCCAGTTCCGCTGCTGCTAACTCTTCCGGTGTTGCTTTCAAAATTTCTCTCAGCTATAATTTGTTTTGGTGATACACCATCTTTAATGATTCTCTCAAGCTCATCATCACTGAATTGTTTCATATCGTAATTTTCATTAACATTAACAATCAGTACCTTATCAAGTCCAAGCAATCTTAAACGACGCTGTTGAATCCGCATCTTTGCATTTATTTCCTGTATTACTTTCTGACGTGTATCCTTATCAGTACCTGCTTTATTATGAGTGACTGTAATCCGGCTTTCCCATTGTTCAAGCTTAATCAATTCCTTTTTGGCAATTTCGCTGATTTCGCTTTCATTCTGTTTTTCCCATTCAGTCTTGGCTTTCTTAATATCCTTTTCAATCTGGCTTTTTGATACACCGAGCTCTTTACCTATTTCACGGAAAGACATCCCACCAAGCCATAAAAACCAAGCCTTCTTTTTCCTCTCTTCAGTTAAAGAATTTCTGCTAGCCATATTTTTTAAATTTGTCTACCTCTGTCCACTTAAGTTCAAACAATAAAGCGTTTTTTGTCTAAAATCTTACCATTTAATAAAATCTTGCATTCAAGATTGTTATTTTTACAATACAAAACATATCTTTTTACGATAACATCGCAGTATTTTGGGTCTAATTCCATCAAATATGCATCTCTTTTCAGCTGTTCGCACCCCATCAAGGTCGAACCTGACCCTCCAAAAGCATCAATAACCGCATCCCCCTGCTGGGAGTTTTTCTTTAAAGCCCTCTCCGAAAGCCTCACCGGCTTTTGTGTGGGATGAACATATTCATTTGTATTATCCCTGTTAATAAACCATAAGTCCAAAACCTCAATAAAACTATCAAATGACAAAGAATGAACATCTTTAAGATTAGCGAGCTTCTTATTTGTAAAATGCTTTTTCCCTTGCTTCCATCCAACAATGCACGGTTCAAAACATCTGTGATATTCCTGACCATAGGAAAATACAAAACGTTCTTTAACCCATATCACCGTTTGACTTTTGTGCCAGGTTGCAGCTTCGAGTGCCTGCAGGTTAATAACAATGTTTTTATCAGCATACCACCAATACAAAACACAATCATCAGTTGTGTATTTATAAAGGTTTTCCAGTGTTTTAGTGTAAAGTTCTAAAGCCTCTTCAGGTTTCTTGTTATCATTAAATATTTTACCTTCATTTCCATATTTACCTTTTGAATAAGAATTACCTGCAGGGGATTTGTAATCTACATTGTATGGAGGATCCGTATGAACAAGTCTGGCTTTTTTATTTTTTAACAGGAGTTTATAATATTTTTCCTCTTTGGAGTCACCACAAATAAGCCTGTGGTTATTCAGCTGATATATGTCTCCCAGTTTAGTAAATGGTTTCTTAATTTTTTCATATTCAGCCTCAGCATCGAAATCATCTTCTTTAACCTGAATATTATCAAAAAAAGATAATTCATCTTTACCGAAACCCCAAGTACTCAAATCATCAAAATTGAAATTCTTCCCCAAAATCTCTAAATCCCATTCACCACCAGCCTTATTAGCAATGATGTTTGCTTTATCGCATTGCTTCTTTGACCACTTCACCTGTCTGTAGGAAAATTTCTCACCTTTATAGATTACATATCCTAAAGCAACTGTGCCGGTTCGTGTAGGTTTATCATATTTTTCTGTTAATTTAATCTCACAATCCTCAAGATTAAATGCTTTTGTTCTTTGGTTACCGCTGATTATCTGGTTTGATGTTATATCATGAACCACACCTGAGAGATCACCTAATTCATCAAGCCATTGCTGAAGTTCAGTAAATTGTTTCTCAGATATCTTTCTTGGATTCTTCGAAAATTCTTTTAGTTCTGTTGTTTTCATAGATTTATTAAATAAAAAAAGCAGTTCAAAACTATTAATAGTTCTAAACTGCCCTTGCCTGCTACACCGCTACTTGGCGGCCTTGCAACTACCGGCTACGTTTAATTAACTGTAGTTAGATTTTAAATGTGTTTTACGGTCACGGATAATCAATACCCGTTCCTGTTTAACACCGTTATCATTTTCAAGCTTTATATCAAACTTCTTTTCAGGCTCTCTTGTTTCAATCACAATCTCATCTGCAATGACTTTGAATGTGCAGCCCTTTACGTTTATTCTTATTTTCATTACAAAGATAGCTTATAAGTTATTTTTTAACAATTAACAATGAAATAATATCCAGATTTACGTGATACTACCTTTTTAAAAACAATATTATTTACGTCTAAAAATATGATAAATAAGAAATATCTTGGCGGAGCATCATACCTTTTAGATGAGTTACATAAATCTGTTTCACCTGATGACAAAATTAAATTAAAGAAGCTATTTAATAATATTTCATCTAAGCGACTTAAAGCATATCGGGATGAGGTTTCACCTGATATATTCAAATTCATTAAAGCTACACCGGAACAGCGAAATATGAATCCTGAGTGGAAAGATCCAGAATACCGATTGAAGCTGTTATACTTTTCATTTGAGTCACTGCAACGTGGGTATTTACTTATGACAAGACTGGCCGCACTTCCAAAGAAAACATCCAATGGAGATGCATATCGCACTGTTACCGCAGTATTTAGTTCATTAGTTAACACTGTTTGCAGTTACAAGCTTACGGATTCACTGTTTGATGAGAAGCTTTCATATCAGGATTACAATTAACATCCTCAGCCTTTTCAATCCTGGCTGAAAAATAATCCTTACACGACAGGATCCTGCGAGCTCTCTCAGGTTCAATTGCTGTAGTGATACCGCTACCGGGTAATTGATACACCACTCCTGCAGGATATCCGCGCTGATTGTTTGAACTCATAAAGCTTACATTTCTGTAATCAGTAATATGATGCTTACAGTGAATGCAATCCTGCACATTTGAATCAGGCGCCATTGCCTCAACTTCATGCTTAATCCATGTTTGATTATTAAACATTTTGTTAATTCCTTTCTTAATTTTATAAGTTTTATACATTGATTGGAAATTCTCTTATTCTTAAATGCTCTGGAAACTCTTCAATATTTCCACCATGTCTATCTGTTAATTTCATTTCCTTTGACAAGTGAGTACCTAACTGCTTTACAAATATTTTACTTGTTACCCTGAAATCATTTACAAGACTTTCAATCCACTCGATTTTGCAGGGACGGTACCTGTACTTGCCTGTATCATTTCCGCTTTCACCTCCAATTATTATCCAGTCAATATTGCATAAGGTAGAAATATCAAAATTACTAATTTCATCATGCAGTGGTTCAAAAGATATAAATAGCTTATGTGCAAAATTCCTGAATTTGATTAATTCTGTTATCCTGCCAATTCCTGCATCACTACCAACAGATGTACCCAGCCATACACGCTCTTTTATCTCTTCCCAAAAATCAGGGAATGTAATTCTTTCCGGTCTTTTGGTTAATATTTGAAATGTATGCTGTGGACATTTTCTTATAATTTCCCAAGCCTCATGTCTGAAACTGTCAATTCCCTCGTGAAAGAAATCTGTTAATGAACACGTGAATATCTTTGAAGGCTCTTTTATCTTTAACGGTAAATTAAAAACTGTTTTTGTTCTGTTTACAATGTATGGATCGTATCTGGTACCGCTATAACTCTCCCGATACATATAACAGAATTTACAATCATCATCAACTTTAGAACAGCCCCTGGCTATATTCCATGTTGCATCAGTCCACTGAATGTTGCTTTTTTCTGACATGATTAATAATCTTCTTTCCAGTACCGGAAGCCCTGAAAGCCTCCCATTTTAATTTCTTTTATTCTTTCAAACTGATGTAATAGAATCCAGTTTTTACCTGACATTTTACGGCCGTCACCAAACTTCTTTGTTATCAACTCTCCCTTTTTACCGCATTCAAAACCAATGACCTTAGCTCTGAATCTTATCTTACTCAGGATGTTGATGTAACAATGTGTGATATTATCCCTCACCGCTTGAACAGGTACATTCCCCATAATGTGGCTCCAGTAATCCTCAGGATCTGAATTACAGAATTCAATATCCTTTAAACATTCAATGTAACCCCGGGATATGATTGCTTTTTTGTTTAATGGTTTACCAAGTCCAATTGAACTGCGGTTATAATAATATGAATTCCCCAAGTCAATCAGGAATTGAACCGGAAATGTAACAATAATTGCTGTAGGCCTGTTAACTATCATTCAAAGAACTCCTGTGATAAATAAATTAATCCGTTGTTTTCTGTTACCAGATCATTACCTTTTAAATCACCCAGGTAATTCCGCAGTCCACCGATTGTTAAACTTGTTTCAGATGCTAAGTCCTCACGTGAAATTCCGTTTGGATAAATGCTTAAAAGATATTTAAGCATATTTCCAGCACCGGGTTTCATACTATCAGCAAATTTATTAACCAGTAATGCTGGGTCACTTGGGATAGGCTCTACATAACCGATGAAATTATTTCCCTCATCAGTTAATGATAAATATTCACCTTGAATTGTGATGTAACCGGCTCCCTTCAGGTCACCTAAATAATTTCTTAAACCTCCTTTTGATAATCCTGTAAGTGTTTGTGCCCTCTTACGTGTTGTTACTTTAGGATGATATGATGCAATAACCCTTAAAACAGCAATGGCGCCTTTCTTTAAACCACCTGTATCATTTGATACGCTTTCTGTAATATTTTCAGTCTTTTTTGTAACATTCTGCACGGCTTTTGTAATTTTTGGAGCGTTAAATGTAACCGCAGGTGCAGTGACCGTTATATTTTTAGGAATATTTATCTCAACTTTTGACAACTCTGCAGGTGTAAATTCAGTACCAAATGCCTGTAATGCCTTTGAAATAATCCCATTCAATCGCTTAATTTCCTTATCACGTTCATCAAGGAAAGGTTTATACTGTTTATCAATTTCAATCTTAGCAGCATTCAATTTAGACTGCAGTACCTTTTCTGAATTTTCCTGTGACTGTTTTTTAATTTCCTCAAGCTTATCACTTGATATAGTTCCTGACTTGAGAGTCTTAATCTCAATTTCCTGTTCCTTAATTTTCTGTTGTAAATCCTGTTTGGTTTTTAATTCATTCTCAGCATCCTTTGGGATATCCTCCAGCTTGGTTAAAATCTTTTTTATGGCATTTGGTGTAGGTGGAACCGTCTTAATTGTTTCACCCGGCTGTGGATGTTTAGTCTGAACCTTACTGACGTTGAATTTTATAACTTCACGTGAAATTGCAGGTCCGTATGCATAGAATTCCCCTGGCTCAAGATACTTCAATTCAGGCCATCTATCCTTTTTAAACCCTAGTTCCTTACCTGCACGTTCAAGATCTATATCAAGAGTATTCAAACCAATGATACGGCTGTGACATTGAGCCACAAGTGTTTTATCAACCATTGAAAGCCTGTGAGTCATTAAGACAAGAGAATAACCCCTCTTACGCCATTTAGTGGCAGCTTCCCTCATAGCCTCAGTACTAGCAGCCTTTCCGGCATCATCTGCAAATATCCTGAATTCATCAAATATCACAACGCATCCATGCCATAGGTTTTTAGGCGCATATGTCATAGCATCCATAAACACCCTTATGAATTCAATCTGTTCTTTGGTTTTCATTTCAAACAGGTTTATAATTGCATTCATACCAGTTTCAAGAAGCTTATGTGCCAGTGTTTCAGCATACCTTGCACTGATGGGAATGTCACCATTCTCACCACCAATAAGAACAAAATCATATTTCTCACGCAAAGAAGCATATTCATCCTCAGGATCGATAATAATGATTTGAACCTTACCATAAAGCTGTTCTGCAATTTTCCTACCGGCATAGGACTTACCGCTACCTGAACCGCCAGCAACTAAAAGCTTTGAGCGAATCATTGCAGATAAATCAATTGGAATACCAATGTTTATTTTACTCATAATTATTTTATTTTAAGCATATCGAATAATGTGGGTACGTCTTTTTTTTTAGTGGCATCACTGCAGTATTGAGCGCCATCGGTGTATGATAATTCATTCAGTTCAATTCCTACACCAAATCTATCCAGCTTTACACATCTATACGGGACCGTCATTAATCCACCGAATGGATCTAAAACAATCTCTCCTTTGGAAGAGTACCTTTCAATGAGCCTGTCAACAATATCAAACTGCAGGGGACATAAATGCTTTTCGAGACCTTTAACCGCTTGGTTTGAATTGAGTGTGTGCATTCTGGTGACATCATCCCACACAAATGGACTGTTAGACACCACAGGAACCGCCATAAACGTCCGTGGCAGCTTTTTTAAAGCCTCCAGTGAGTGACAAATCCCTACATGTTCCTCAAAATCATAGATATTCGATGTACTGAACTCTTTCCAGCCTTTGCTTATTTGTGAAAGCGTTAACTTCATTATTTCATCCTGTGATAGCAGCCTGTTACCCCCTGAGCGCCAATAAGCATGCGCATCAAGCTGCCATCTTTCCACAGGATAGTCCTCTTTTTTTTTAGTTACAGGTTCATCAGCATAACCGTTCGTCATGTCTGTTGGAGGCTTTCTGAATATCAAAACATACTCCGGTAAACCCACTCCCATCTTTGAACCGTCCTTACACTGTTCAGTCCATCCAAGTCTGTAAGTTTGATTATTTTCCTGAACCACATCTGTAGTCACCGTGATTTTACCCATCAGATGAAAACCATGCTTTTCAAAATGCATTACTGTTTTACCTGAAAAATCAGATAGGGAAGTGAATCCTACACCGTTCTGATATGAATAACGAATCCTATCCTTAACATGAACTGCACAAATTCTACCCGGCTTTAATACTCTAAGCATCTGCGGTGTGGTAAAATCCATTTGTTTAAAGAATTCAACATCACCATCATTATGCCCGAAATCATGATATGACTCACAATACTCATACTGGTCACTAAATGGGATCGATGTGACCTGCAGGTGAACACTATCATCCGGCCATGAGGAAAGCTCTATGACATTATCATTATTTATGCAGTGATAATAATCCGTTTTAACTTCATTTCGCTTTACTCCCATGGAGCGTTTTAAATCAGCTTTAATGTTTATGGAACTCAATCCGAACTTTTTAACAATCGATGTCATTTGCCTTTGCTGTTCTTCATAATCATTCCACTTACGCAGAATAACCCGTTTAATCTGACGTTCAGCATCAGTGTGAATAATATCAATTGTAATTTTACGGCTTGCAGAATATATCCTTAATACCCTGTGAATTGCCTGAATAAACTCTTCGAATTTATATGTTATACCTGCAAAGATTTCCCAGTCACAATGATACTGCCAGTTAGAACCATAACCTGCTATTTCAGGCTTGGTAGATATATACTGAAATTTACCATCTGCAAAATCCATTAAATACTGTTCGCGCTCTTCCATCTTTTGATTGCCCCAAACAGATTTAACTTCCGGTATTGCTTTCTGAATGGCTTTTCTTTCCTCTTCAAGGTGATGCCAAATAGCGCAATGTTTATCCGGCTGTTGTTTTATTAATTCAAGTACCTTATCAATACGAATTGAAATGCTCTCACGTTTTTCTTTGGCAGCTTCCTGCAGGCTGGATGAACCGTCTCTTATTAGTTTGGTTTGACCGTCCCTATCAGATAAGATTTCACGTTCCTTTAAAATCACCTCATGCCATTTTACCTCTAATTCAGGTACCTCATAACCTTTATCGGAATAACCCAGATCACTGGGTTTTGTGATGAACACAGCCCAGCTTGAAACCCAAAGCCAAAACTCCTGAACCTTGTGAGGATACAAAGTGAGGTCACCTGCTTTTTGTGAATTACGCTGAAAGAAACGTGTTAATGCCTGACCACGGTCCATAATACCCAGGAAGTGAGCATAGTTTAATAGCTCTGTAAAATCATTTGGTGATGGTGTTGCTGTGAATATATCCCTGTACGGAATTACAGTGAATTCATTCATCATGTAATTTGTTACAACAGTATCCAGATTTCTTATACAGCTGAACTCATCCCCTCCGAAATAACCTATTTCCTTTGGATTAAACTTTGAACTTTTGATTTGTTCATAGTTACTGATAAACAGGTTTCTTTTATCCTTGAGATAGAGTTTCATCATTTCATCATGGCTTTTTACATAATGAACATTTAACCCCAGCATATGAGCATCCTTAAAGAATTCAAGCCTTGCACCGAGTGGTAACCCCATCAGTGAGGGCATTTCGGTATGCTTTGCAATCAAACGTGCTATTTCAAGATTAATAACGGTTTTACCCAAAGAGAACTTTAAGAATGCACCCCTGCGACCACCTGCTATACACCACTGAATAACATCCTTTTGATGCGGTTTGCATATGGGATTGATATCATCCTTTGAAATCTCAAAGCCTGAGCTATCTGCAAGCTTTATTTTGCTCTCAAGGAAACTGTAGTATTTATCAATAAATTTACTCAAGCAGCCATTCTGTACCTTAATTCATGAAATTTCTTAGGACAATCCGGTAAGTTTTTATACAACACTCTAAATAAATTCTTAGGTATATGTGTATGCACTGAATTACCTATGTGTTTCTTTTTAATAGATTTTGAACCCTTCATTTTAAAGGTTTTTGGAAAACCCTGAATTTGTAATAGCTCTTCTATTTCAAGCTGGCGCATTTTTATATCAATGATGCCATGTGCGGCCATGAAAAGTTTTAACCTGCGTATTGCTTTAGAATCAGTTTTTTCAATTTTGATATAAACATCACCTTTTTTTGTAGTCAACAGGTGTGCAGGTGATTTATCCTGACGTGCGATAATTGTAAAACATGGTTTATCGGTATCCCTGATACCCATTCCATAATTAGTACTCACAACATAATGGCAATTCCGAGAAGCTAATACAACGGGTCCGGGATTATCCACTGATAAAGCATGACCGTTATATGATGGGTCTAATAAAAAAGTATCTTTTGAATTTAATATCTGTTCAGCCCTGACAAGATTTTGTTTTGGATTTCCAACAATAGACTGTGATGGTTTATTAACCGAAGTATTCTGACCGTTTGTATAATCATTATGAACGAAATAATTGACCTTAACTTTATAAAGCCTATCTTTTGTTGTAACTGCACCTGCAGGCTTGCTTGTCTTATGCATCGCACCTTTACCATTATACTCCAGCAAATAATCATCAATTGTTTTTACTTTCACCAAACGTCTATCACATTCAGTTAATAAAGCCAGTGCCGGTTCATTGATGGAATTTCCCCTGTTAAGCTTAGTCTTGCCTTTGCTTTTATTATTTCCATTATACTTAATGATGAAATTCTTATCATTTGTTGGAACAACGTGCTTAATGAGTCCTTTAAGCAGTTTATCATATGTATTTGGTGAAAGATCATGCCTATCCTGAACACGAAGATTTATATTATTTGTTCTGTTAAATATGCTCTCACCTTCATTTTCAAAATTCAGAACCTCTTTAACAGGAACATAAGGCTTCAACTTAAACAGGCTATCTTCACCACTGGGACCGTGTGTTGCATCAGGCCATGCAATCGGCAAGTCACCTTTAGCAAACTGGATGAAAAGTCTAGTCCTGATTGTAGCTCCCCCATAATCTGCAGCTGATAGCAGCCTCTCTGAATGTTTAAAACCATATGATTTCATTTTCCTGAGCCATTGCATATATTTCTTTCCTTTATCTCTGCTTAATGGCTTTCCGTTTTCATCTAAGTCACCCCAGCTACGGAACTCTTCAACATTTTCAACGTAAATGTAATCGAAATTAAGAACCTCTTCGAACTTAAAGATTTGATTTGCAAGTGTACGTGAATCTGCTTTGCGTGGACGCCCACCGTTAGCTTTAGAATAACCTGTGCAATCCGGTGAGAACCATCCAACACGAACTGCACCAGGTGAAAATAGATTTCTCATCCTTTCAGGATTAAAGGTCCGGATGTTCTCCCTGTGATGAACAACATGAGGATAATTCAAGCTATGGTTTACAATTGCCTGCGGATCATGATTTAAACAGGCTATTACTCTAGCACATTCAGAAGCCTCAACGCCTTCTGTAACACCACCCACACCACAAAAGAAATCTATAACTTCAACTTTAGGTTTAGCCAATTAAGATTTATCTCCAATATCGATTATATTTCCATCACCATTAACAGCTTTCTTGCTTGCTTTATGTTTCTCAAGCTTATCGGATTTATCTTTAATTTCCTGTTCTGCAAAATCTATTTCAATGGTTTCACGTTCACCAATGATGTACCTTTCAGCCTCAGCAAATAACGTCTCCAAAACTTCAATACATTCATCGCTTAATAGCTTGCTTTCATCACCGCCAGCTTCAGTTAAGAATTCAGATTGCTTAAATGGTGTATTCAAGACTAAAACGCCATGGGACTTTTTGTACTGCATAACCCCTGTAATAATTAAACCGGGTATTTTCCGGCCATCTTCATGCTCACCGTGAGTAATACTTACACCCCTGACCTTAATCCTTGAAGCATAATTGGCTGGTAACTCACAATACTCAGTCAAGTGAGGACATAAACCCTGCAGCGCATCTTTGAACTTCTGAACTGGTTCATCGTATGACTTGAAAACAAAGCTTTCCTTTATTTCCTGACCGTTTTCATTATGACCTTTTATCAGATCATAAGTGAATGAATAAGAATTTTTATCATCTTCTTTTTTAGCTGGTGAATATTTAATTTTTAGAAACCGATAGATTGGTTTGAACATTGTTTTATTGATTTAATTATTAAATTATGAATATCCGTTTAAACTCATATCGGGGGGACACCCCCCGAACCCCCCGTATCCTCATCAAACTCTTTAGCGCTTTCCTTACTCATGATATACTGTACTATTACTTTCTTTTTTTCAATAATCCTTTCAATAGTTCTTATCCTATAGTCACCTTCAGGTGATGTTTCAGGCTTAATCCAAATCTCAGCAGTTGATGGATTCACACCACCTATCTTAGCAGCTGAATTAATAAAGTTTTCATCATAAACAACTGCAGGTACTTTACTTAATTTTTCTTTAAGCCATTCAAAAACTTTGGGTTTGCCCGTTACATTCCGCTTCATTGCTTCAGTACCTATAATGAGGTTTTCACGTTCTTTGCGTGTGTGTATGTATACAGGCAATGTTAAGTGCCCATTTCTTAAATAAGTTATGATGGTCGACGGGTCTTTTTTCTTGTTATGTGACCGGCATAGAACCTGCCCGTTCTCAATCCGGTTATCTTTATTGTTGTTATTTATATGGTCTGCGACAAGCTGAATGCGCTTATGCTTTACATCAATTCCGCATAAGACACAGTAAGGAACACCATTGTTCTTTGACATATTCAACTCAAAAACTTCTTTACGGAATTTCTTAATGTTCATTATTTATCCGCATTATTGTTTAGGAAACAGATCCTGTGTTTTTCGTAACTCTGTAACCTGATAATTGAGCCATTTATTATTCCGGTGGTAAACAACAATAACCGGCACGGTGACGGCCAGTATTAAAATGATTGTGATTATAAAAGTGTAAATTGATATCAATCCGTATTCCCCCCTAATTTTGATGAACTTTTAAAATGCTATGCCGTTTTCTCTTTTTCACAGTTATCGAGTGACGGCATAGCTGTATTATAAATTTCTGAATTAAGTTAGAAAGCTAAACAAACCCTACCGGATAGTACAGGAGCATGTCAAAGCCTTTATGAATTAATATTATACAGGTAATAACTACCTGAGATAATACTGCAAGCTTTAACTGAATAGAATTGAAACTACCGTAATAATTAATAATACGATTAAGCATAATTTTATAAACCTCTTCTGTGGCTTTTCAAATTGGTTTGAGTAATCCTTTTCAAGCAGCCTTTTCATTTTCTGTTCTTTTTATTTGATATGTCTTTGCTGATTCATCAACAAGTTCAATCATATCAGACTGTAATAATTTGCTTATGGAATCTTCTACCTGTTCTTCAGTATAAGCGACTGAACTTTTTATGAATGATAATCTGCATGGCCAAGGGTACATTTCAATGATGCCGTATACATCATTATCCGCATGGGTTAGCTTTATATCTTTTTTGATTTCCTTTTTCATTTCTTAATTCTTGATAGTTTAAAATTATAGGACCGTAAACAGGCATTGATAACCTTAACTTCTTTTGAAGTGATATTGTGGTCATTGAGTTTGCTTTCAAGCCGCTCAATTGCCCATTTAATATTTTGTTTATTTTCTTTGAATTTTTTCATAATGTTAATTTGTTAATTTCTGACCTGCGCTCTTTTATTTTGGTTACTAATAAATCCTCAGGATCCTCAACTACCGACAAACCTTTAAAAGCATTCCATACATCTTTTAAATCATCTTCAGTTTCAGATTCACGTATTAAAGTCTGATTAACCTGATTTATTACATCTTTTCTGAATGCCGGGTTTGTTTCAAGCTCTCTGTACTTATGAAGCATATGCAGAAAATCAGGAAATTTGGTGCAATTATTAATATCCGTTCTTACCTTATCAGCAAATTCAGCTTCTTTGCTTATCAATTCTATCTGTTCAATAACTTCTTTTTTCTCATGGTCAAATATGTACCTGGCTAAATCATCTGTTGTGTATTTATCAAGTTCTGAAAGCGGTATTGGTACTGACATTTCATCTGACTTTGCACGTTTCTCAAGAGATAACCTGTATTTTGTTTTCTGTTTATCATTAACATTCCGGCCATAATCATCTACATATCTATCCTGAGAAACCGAAGATGATGGAAGATGAGCTGTTTTCATTTTGAGTTCGAATGAATTAATTTCTTTTTTCGCGCTGTTAGACAATCTAAAAATGGTTTATGTTTCTGAAGCTTTGGATGCTGGTTGTATATGTTCATCAGTTCCGCTGTTGTACCTGAATGCAAAATCTCTTCTTTAATCTTACGCCACGGCTTGCCGTCATTCAAAATATTTTCCCTGTAATAACCTGCGTAACAATCAGTAGTCTTGAATATCATTTGCCATAACTCATCTGTGGATTTTAAAGCTACATCAGTAAATCCAATTTCCATTTCAAGGATGCTTATTGCCGCTGAACGTTCAGGGTTTAACATTGTTTATTCTTTTGGCAATAATGCGTTCAATTGTTTCCTGTTCTTTACAGGCTAAATAAGCATCTTCGTATGTTTTGAATAATATTTTACCGTGGAGATATATAGCGTACATTGTTTATTTTAATTAACCCCTGCCTTAGCGTTTCCTTTTGGCTTCAATGAAACCCCCCATGTCAACCACGCACCGGCAGGGGAAATGAATGTTATGCTGCTACAGCCTGTTCCTGTGGCTTTTCAGCCTTGAGGCTTATTTTAAATACTCGGGAACCTTTAACATTTGTTTTCCAGGTTATCTTTCCTGAAGCTTTACCGAAATCCATAGTATCAGCATCTTTCATATAAGCTTTGATTTCATTTGCAATTACGGTTTGCCTATCTTCAATTGTGTCTATCTCTTTATTGAGATCCATATATTCAGTTCCAAGAGTAAAAAAATGTGCACTTGGAGCAACACATATTTCCTTAGAATTTTTATATTTTTCACTTAAGAAACCCTCATATGCATCCTGATTATTTGGTTCCGGTTCCAGCTGTTCATAAGGCTTGCCCTCCTGTTTAAGGATCCTTGCACGTGTTACACGGTCCCAAAAATCAGCTGCAGCATCAACCAAATACTTTATAAATTCATCATTACGTTCAAACCTTAACTCTTCGAAATGATTACCGTCCCGGAGTGTAGCCAGTATTGCATATTTCAATCCAAGGATAAACATGTAAATCTGAATTTGAGCTAAATACATTGGTGGAGTACCTGCAATCCACATCTTAGCAGCCCATTCACGTATTGTTTTACAGTCTAATACACCCTCTTCAAGGTCACCAGTTTTATTAATTATTCTGTCAACAGATGCAAAGAGATATGGGTAATCAGGATTTATTATATATGCATTGACCTTGTGGCATTTCCTGATAATTGTTTCATTATTATAATTCACTATATAGTTATCAGGGTCATCATTCTTAGGATCATAATATTGCCACACATCCGCAATTGTATCTTCATTCCGTTTGCCCCAGAACATAGCTCTGTTTTCAGGTTCCTGTTCAACTTCACCAAGCTTCTTATAAAATAATTTTACATTTGATTCATAAGGATTAAGTCCTACTATGGTAGATATTTCACTGCCACCGATGCCATTGAAACGGAATGCTAACCATTCATCTTTTGACATTCCAACAGTTGAAACTCTTTTTAGTCTTGAATCCATAACGGCTTATTTTCCTTTCTTGCTAATTCATTGTAGAGATTGATTTTATCATCCCTTTTGTTTTTCATTTCTGTAAAGCCGGGTGCATCTGGGTTTGAATATTCGTTCATTCGTGACTGATAGAATTCAATCCCGTCCTTTGCTGATTTCATTTCAGCGCTTAAACCATTGCCATTTTTACCATTGGTTTTTTTAACCTGATTAACCGCACTTTCCATTGCAGCATTTGACTTCTTTTCTGCAGGTTTCTCTTCCTTTACAGGTGATGTTTCAGCATCAGTAATCTCATTCAATTCATCTATGAAATCGCCTGAAACATCGATATCCTGAGATAAATACTGTTCATTTTGCTGGCTTTGATTTAGAACTTCTACCTTTTCATCAAGTGATGCAGCTGTTGTTAGATTTTCTGTTGAAAGTGGGATCATCTTAATGCCATTGCGGCATACTGTTTTCTTTGCCATTTCATCATAGAATTTTTTCCATGCCGGGCTCTCCGGTGCTTTTGAGCATAGACGGATTGTATCAATCTCATCGAATGTCATAACAGTAAAGAAATTACCGCCATTCTTGAAATGACATACCATATAAGTATGTGTGAGTTTACCCTTAACGCCTGTGGTTGGTTTATGAACCAGTTTAGCATCCAAACCATATTCATAGGTAAAATCATCGTTTTCATATACACACCTTGCCTCAAATGTTTTGATGAAATCAGATTGATATGCTAGTTTTACATATCCTCTGTAACCAGGTAGAAACTGGCATTCCATAACCTTTTCCCATTTACCACCAATCTTTTTACTGTTATTGAAAGCAATGAGATAACCCTCACCAAGTAATCCATCAGGACTCAATCCAAGCTTAGCCGCAGTCCATAATGAACCAAGAATTGATGTTTGTGTGCACTGAAGTAAATCAGGGTTTTTTGCAACTGAAGTTAAAAATGTACCTATGAGGTTATCAACGGTGATATGCCTCGGAAGTGCTTTAGCAAGTACCTCCATGTTTCTTTTTACAACATCTTCCATGGTGAATCTGCGCTCAATCAGCGACTGTTCTTTCCATGGTTTGACTTGAGTGTTTGTTTGTTCTGACATGGGTTTGTCTTTTAGTTTATATAAATATGAAACGTGTCTTTATTACCGAAACGAATTATATAAGAGCTTTTAACCTGCCTGTATTTTGGGCTGAATTTAATCCTGAATGCACGTGGTATGAATGATACATATAGCTTGCTCATTCTACATCCTCTATCCATTGTTTTTTAATAGAATCGATATTCAAATATTTTAAATAATCTTCATTGGTTAGATTGTAAAGCGAATCTTCATCTGGACTGCAATCCGGATATAGTTCACAGAAAACATTCCATGCTAAAGAATTATATATACTCCCGGATGTTTGATTGTGAGGTTTAACATCGAAATAATATTCCTTGCCGTCATTTGCCCTGAACCTGATATCAGATGAAACGAGTGCAAATTTGTTTGAATGGTCAATAATTTCTGTAGCTTGAATTACCGGACGTTCTAAGATCTTATCAACTTCTTTTTTTAATTCGGCTACTTTTAAAGATGCAATTGCCCTCACTCTTTCAATCTCAATATTACTGAGACCATTTACACGGACTGATAATGTTGCTGTTCTACCCATTTGCGTTTTTTAATTGTTCTCTGATTTGTGCTACTTTGTCTGTTGTTTCCGGTGAGAAAAATTCATTGATGTTCTTTAACGAATCAGCTACATGAGATAAATCACCAACATGACCGTAATGAACTTTACCCTTTGAAACTTTATTGTGATGTTCCAGAGCATTGCTCAATTGTTTAATCTGCTCTTTTATGAGATTGGTGTAAATTTTGTACTTTTTTTCTGCAACTATACTCATGATGTTTTAATGATGATTAATCTGTGATTGGAATTATTTTTTAAGAACCTTTGAACCGAACCTGAGCTGTTTAGAACCGTAACAACCCTGCAAACTTTATATACCTGCCTGACAGGTTTCTTTATTGGTTTCAATGACCGCTGCCATTCGCTGAATGATTTGTACATTTTGATTTCCTTTAATTTTCATAGTATCCCCCCTGAACCTGTTTATGAATGATTGTTAATTATTTGCATACTGATTAAGTGCGAACCTGATAACTTCACTTTCATTTTTAAGTCCGCTTTTCTTTTTTGCAGCATCAAGCATTTTCTCAAATTCATCATCAGTTCTCATCCTGAAAAAATCACGTGTCTTTATCTGCGTTGTTTTCTTATCACTTATAGCTTCCGTGTTCTTGCCTTTTTTCATACTTGTTTAATTAATACCTAATTGTTAGTTTGTAGCTCATTTGTTACCACAAATATACTATCTAATAAATAGTATGTCAATAGAAAGTACTAATAATTGGTAAGTATATTTTCATAAGTTTTTGTTATTTAATCGGTTAAAATTGAACGAAATATCAAAAAAAATAGGATTAAAAGTCGACCTTTTGTTACACGAGGGGAGAAATACTAAATATTGGTTAGCAAAAAAGACTGGTATTTCAGAACCGACACTTGGCAGAAATATAAAAGGTAATGGGAATTGGCTTCCTGAACAGCTGGAAGCAATCGCTAAAGTTTACAATAAATCATTGGATTGGTTTTTTGATAGGGAACCACTTTCAATTGTTGATGTCAAAAAAAATATTGTTGATGTACCAATTTACGGTATGGCAATATGCGGTATGCCGGTGAGCGACTGGAGCGAACCAAAAGATTATATTTCCGTTGGGTTTGCAAAAGGTTTAAATAATGCATTTGCTGTAAAAGCTGCAGGGTTCAGTATGTCACAAACAATTATACCAGGTGATATTGTATTTGCATATAGAGCTAATGTTAAACCAAAGAATGGCAGTATTGTTCTTGTCTCTATGAAAACAGTTCCTGATGCAAAAGAGGGATTAATAAAACGTATTAAATGGCTACCAAAAAAGCAGATCCTTTTATACAGTGATAACTCCAGAAATCATGACCCTATGATAGTTGATGAAAATGATGTGTATGAAATCTTCACTGTACATAGTCAGATCATAAGACAGCTTAAATAGCGTGAGTGATTTAATTAAATATAATCCTGATGACCCGCTTTTTAGTGATGAGTATCTGGAAAGTTTGTATTCAAGTGATTATAGAAAATTTAAGGAACTGGCAAATTATCTAAAGGAAAATGATATAGTTTTATTCAATAAGAAATTCTTACCTATTATAACAAGAAAAATAAGTAGTTCGAAAGTTGATAGTGGATATGATTCTTTTGATAATTCTTTCAGGGGAAATTTGAGGAATAATAAAATTGAGTTTCATCCTGAATGGGAGTTAAATGCCAGTTTACATGTTTCAAAGAGATTTAAATCATTTACATTATTTATTGATGTAGCTTATATGGGAAGTAATTTTAATATCAAATTTGATAGAAAATATACTGTATTAGGATTGAAAGCAGATAATGAAATTAAATATTATAGACCTTTAAGTACCACTAAGAGAAAATTCGATACAACCCGTTATTATACCAATGCCTATTTTATTATTAATGCTCACGAATTGAAAGATTTGATCTATAGCAATCAAGTACAAATGAAAATAAATTCAGAATTTGAAGACCATCTATTTGATTTAACATATGCAACATTATTTGGTTTGGAAAAATTTTACAAGGAATGCATTAACGTTTTAGAAAATAAAGAATAA